GAAATTACAAGACCAATGTAAAGAAGCAGCTGCTGCTAACATCGAAATGATGAAGCAAACAACTGCTAACAAGAGATTAGATTTTGAGATCGCAAGACTCAAGAACTGCGGTGACCTTATGAAGCAAGGTATCTACTTCCACCCAAAGTCTCCATACTATAAAGTATGTGCTGATGTAGTAGTAACAAATCCTGGTGGTGTTATTCCCCCACATGTTCACCCTATTCCTTCCCCTTCAGTTTCCGAATCGCGTGAGAACGAATCCGCTGCTCAGCTCGGCGCTCCGTTGCAGACAGGACTGGGACAGACTTCCCCCGAATAGCAGCAATCTTTTTCATTACCTTCTTGACCGTTGGTTTGATGACCTTGAGTAGGAC